ATTTGGATGGTTACTTATTAAGCATGGAGTATTTGAGCATGAAGGATTGCCCTATCCATGGTTTGCACCAAAGATGCAAGTATTTGAATCTGGTGAAGTTCAGGACATGTGTGGAGAAGATGTAAGTTTCTGTCTTGATGCTAAGGAAGCAGGATTTGAGATTTGGTGCGATCCTCGCGTTCGCGTTGGGCACGAAAAAACTCGCGTTATCTGATGATGAGTAGAGAATTATATACAATTCTCCATAAGGGTCAAGTTCTTGCCGAAGGCTTGACTCAAGAGGAATATTTTACTAAACTAGCAGACCTGGCAGAGGACTTCTACGTCACAGGCACTCCGAACCCCTCGGAGCTCGATACACACATTACTAAAGAGGATTAATTATGGCACGGTCAAAAGTTGGCATCATGGGTGAGAAGATGATTGAGTCTAAACCCAAAAAGACTCGTCAAGGGCAAGGGAAGAATACAAAGTATGCCGCTTCTTCTCGTAATAATGCTAAGAAGGTATATCGCGGACAAGGTAAATAAGCACAGATGTAAACAAATGTTATGGCGTGCTTGATTGCTAATCTTCCTTCAATGGAAGTATGGGTACGTAAAGAATATCTCACCGACCATCAATCTGGACATGGTGAATTTGTAAAGGGCGTTTGGGTATCAGTTAAGTCGATACCTGGACGCGCTTTTTATTTTGAAACGTACCTACCAGATTATGCGGCAATGTATGATAAATTGCCGATTTCTGCATTCGTAACGGATCCAGAAACACCTAAACCTGATATGAGCTTACCAAACTTACAGTTCTGGAACTGTATGGACTATGGTGTAGTATCAGTTGATAAGAAGTTTATTGGTTCAATGGACTTTGAATGTTATACCAGAGATCATGGAATCATGAAAGGTACTTATGTTTGTACTATCGATAACTATCATCATGATCCTGATTATGTTGATTGGGCAACAAGTGAAAACCCAGCAGAACATAAGTCTCATAACTTAATTGAATTGGAAAATGGGCAGTATGCTCTATATCCAAATAATAGATTACGTATCTTTGATAATAGTTTGACTCCTGTTGATCCTAAAATGCCTGATTTTAAGGTATCTACTCAATATTATTCAGTTGAAAATGGTTATGACCGCCTTGGTATGGGACGTGAAGATGAATATCATTGGAAAACTGCAAAGGAACGGGCAGAAGAGGAAGAAATAAATACTGATGAGGGATAGAAACCCCTATAAAAGTTCTGATTATCAATCAGGAGTAATATGGGCAACTCACCAGTCGATAGAGACAAGGACTACATGTTCCAAATGTGGGGAACTACCAGTTTAATTACTGATTATTGGACTAAGCCACACGAAACAAACGATATACCTGAAGAATTGACCACTGAAGAGCAAAATTTAGAGTGAGGGTATAAATAAATTCAGAAAAATCTACCCCTGTAATGGCATCTCAAAGGGTTTCTAGAGCGTTCAAGGATATTAGTTTCTCTTTTGATCCTCATCCAGTATCAAAAGACCTCCCAATCATTACAAATGAACGTGCAATCATACGTTCAGTTCGTAACTTGGTAGAAACTATCCCTACAGAACGCTTTTTTAATCCTACATTAGGCACTGATATCCGTCAAAGCCTATTTGAATTGGTATCTTATAACACTGCTACTATCATTAGAGACCAAATTGTAAATACGGTTGGTTTTTATGAGGATCGAATTGAAAATTTAAAGGTGAAAGTTGATCCACAACCTGATGATAATAGTTTTGATGTGACAATCTTCTTTGATATTGTAGGTCAAGATTTTCCACCACAATCCTTTTCATTCATACTAGAGGCAACTCGATAAAAAATGCCTTTTACACAGTTTACTAACCTAGATTTCGACCAAATTAGGGATCAAATCAAAGATTATCTCCGTGCTAACTCAAATTTCACGGATTTTGACTTTGAAGGGTCCAACTTTTCAGTCTTAATCGATACTCTTGCTTATAATTCTTACATTAATGCATTTAATGCAAACTTAGTTGTTAATGAATCGTTCCTTGATGGAGCAACAGTACGTGAAAATGTAGTTTCTTTGGCAAGAAACATAGGTTATGTACCTCGCTCCGTAAGCGCCGCTAAGGCACAGGTAACATTCACAGTACCTGTTGGGTTTGACAGTGGTATTCTAACGCTTGAGGCGGGTTTAACGTGTATTGGAGCAGTAGATAACACCTCATATCGCTTCTCTATACCAGAAGATATCACTGCAAAAGTAATTAATGGATCTGCACAGTTCGGAACCACAGAAAAACCAATAGATGTCTTCCAAGGATCGTTCCTTACTACTCAATTCTTGGTGGATGGTTCAACAGACCAAAAATTTATCATTGATAACCCCAATGTTGATGCCTCTACTATCAGAGTATATGTTAGAGGTATAGGTGATACTGGTATTGGAAGAGAATATCACGCTGTTGACAATATTATTAAGATTGATGGTTCATCTAACATCTTCTTAATTCAAGAAGTACAGGAAGAAAAGTATGAATTGCTGTTTGGTGATGGATATTTTGGTAAAAAATTAGAAGATAACGCTGTTATTACTGTTCGCTACATTGTAACTGATGGATCTGCTGGAAATGGTGCAAGATTATTTGATTTTCAGGGCAATTTTACTAATGAAAACGATGTAAGAGTCATTCCTACTGCATCAATCCCCGTCACAACCGTTCAGAAGGCGATGAATGGTGGTGCAGCAGAGAATTTATCCTCTATAAAATACTTTGCTCCTAGGATGTATGCTGCACAACACAGAGCGGTTACATCTAGAGATTATGAAGCAATAGTTCAAAAAATATATCCTAATACTGAATCAGTATCTGTGGTCGGTGGTGAGGAATTATCTCCTCCAAGATATGGAACGGTTCAAATCAGCATCAAACCAAAGAATGGAACATACGTTTCTGATTTTGATAAGCAACAAATTTTAAATAGACTAAAACAATATTCAGTCGCTGGTATGAATCAGTCGATTGTTGATCTTAAAATCCTTTATGTTGAAATTGATTCGACTATCTACTGCGATTTCAACAAACTTAGTTCTACTGATGTCTTAAAAACTAATATTACATCAGCATTAACTCGATATTCAAAAGATGTCGATATGAATCGCTTTGGTGGCAGATTTAAATATAGTAAGATCCTTCAATTGATTGATAGAGTTGATGATTCTATTACTTCTAATATAACTAAGATTCTTATTAGAAGAGACATGAAGGTTTTGAAGAATCAGTTTGCACAATATGAATTGTGTTTTGGAAATAAATTTCATGCAAATCCAGGTGGATTCAATATCAAATCAACAGGATTTAAAATTTCCGGTGAAAATTCTATAGTTTATTTTACAGATACTCCTACAGATGATCCAGATAAAGGAATTCTATCTGTAGTAAAAGTTGGTGATAAAGGAAAAATAGTTGTTGTAAGGAAAGATGCAGGTGTGGTTGATTATAAAAAAGGTGAAATTATTCTCAATACTATCAATATAATAGAAACAGTTGCAGCAAATGATGTAATTGAGGTTCAGGCATTCCCAGAATCAAATGATATTGTTGGATTGAAAGATCTTTACCTCTCATTAGACATTTCACATAGTAAGATAAATATCATTAAAGATGTCATAGCATCAGGCGAAGACATTTCTGGCGTCTCATTCACAAGAGATTATTATACTTCAAGCTATTCCAACGGAGATTTAGAGAGGAAATAAAATATGTCGCATTTTGAGAAGAGAGTGCAACTCAATAAAATTATTGAGAGCCAACTTCCTGAATTTTTAGTAGCGGATTTTCCAAAAGCAGTAGAATTTTTCAAGCAATATTATATCTCTCAGGAATATCAGGGAGGTAATGTTGACCTGATTGATAATCTTGACCGCTATATCAAGCTTGATAATTTAATACCAGAAGTAGTTGTAGGAAAAACTAAACTCTCCTCTACAATAAGTGCAACAGATACAACCATAACTGTAGCATCCACTAAAGGATTTCCGGATGATTATGGTCTGTTGAAAATTGATAATGAAATTATCACTTATACTTCAAAGACAGATACTACTTTTGTAGGGTGTATTCGTGGTTTTAGTGGAATTACTGGATATGATGATACCACTAGTTTTAATTTTAGCAATACAAATCGTCAAAGTGTAATTTTTGAAGACACTGAAGCAGCAGCACATACAGCAAATGCTGAAATACAGAATCTGAGTGCTTTATTTTTACAGGAATTTTATACGAAATTAAAAAGGACATTTGCACCAGGATTTGAAAATGAAAATTTTGTTGCTGATCTAAATGTCGGTAACTTTATAAAGCACGCTAGAGATTTTTATCAATCTAAAGGTATTGAAGAATCTATAGTCATACTCTTTAAGGTTCTTTATGGTGTTACTGCAAAGGTAATTGATCTTGAATCAAGATTAATCAAACCATCTTCTGCAAATTTTCTTAGAAGAGAAGTTATTGTAGTTGAACCTATATCTGGCAATCCCTTAGAATTAGAAGGTCAAACAATATACAAATCAAATGATTTGAAAACTAGTGCATCTATTTCCGAAATTGAAATATTTACAAGGAAAGAGAAAACATTCTATAGAATGGGTCTATTCATTGGTTATAATGACAGAGACTTAGTAGAGGGTATTTTTGAAGTTCCTGGATTTTCTAGAGTATTGGAATCTGCAGAATATAATACTCTTACAAATGTTGGAGCATCTGTAATAAGTGTTGATTCTACGATTGGATTCCCAGAGCAAGGATCATTAATATCTGGTGGTAATAAAATTACATATACATCAAAGAGTGTAAATCAGTTCTTTGGGTGTACATGGGAACCTAAGTCTAATCTTGATATTAATGCAACAATATCTTTGGGTGATGCTATCAGAGCGGATGAAACTGTATTTGGATATGGAAATGGTGATATTAATAACCGAATAGATCTTCGTATGACTGGAGTTCTCTCTGACTTCGTTTCTTTG